AATATTAAGAATCTTATCTTAACAAGAAAAGGTGAGAGAATTATGCAACCGGAGTTTGGTACAACGTTATATGATGCACTTTTTTCATCGAATACAGATGATTTGGAAACCGAAATTGAATCATCCATAGAAGATGCTGTTCAAAAATGGATGCCATATGTATCTATTGAAGATATTGTGGTGGACCAGTCGAATACAAGTAGAGATACATATTTCTTTACCGTTACACTTAAGTTTAGAGTTTCAGGTCAACAAAATTTAGAGACAGTAACATTCAATGTAATTCAATAATGGCATTTAAAGTAACAAATAAGAATATAGGTAAAAATAGTAGAGATATATCCTATTTAGGTAAAGATTTCGAAGCGTTTAGAAATAATCTAATCGAATATTCTAAAACGTATTTCCCTAACACCTATAATGATTTTAATGAAACTTCTCCTGGTATGATGTTCATAGAAATGGCATCGTATATAGGAGATGTGTTAGGATATTATACGGATGCTTCATTAAAGGAAAGTTTGATACAATATGCAGGAGAAGAGAAAAATGTATTTGCATTAGCTAACCTATTGGGATATAAACCTAAATCAACTGCTCCAGCGGTAACTACGTTATCGGTTTATCAATTATGTAAATCCGATGCAGCAGGACAAGTTGATACTAGATATTTGTTAAGAATAAATTCTGGGTTAACCGTTAAGTCCACTTCAAACGGAGATATAACTTTTAGAACGGTTGAAAACTTAGATTTTAATGACCCTACTGATAGAGAGATAAGTGTATATAGCGTAAACGAAATAACAAATAATCCAGATTATTTTTTAATAAAGAAACAAATACAGGCTATATCTGCAACAGAAGCGAATGTTACAAAAATATTCGGTTCAGCTGAGGCATTTTCTTCTATTATGTTAGAAGATACGAACGTAATTTCAATTGAATCTGTAACAGATGAAGATGGTAATAAGTTTTATGAAGTTCCATATTTGGCACAGGAAACAATATATATCGATTATCCTAACGTAGAGCAAAATGACCCCGATTTATATCAATTTAGGGATACTGTTCCATATTTACTTAAATTATTAAAAACAAGTAGAAGATTTACAACTAAAGTAAACGATGATTTTACCACATCAATTCATTTTGGTGGAGGAGATAGTTCTTTATCCGATGAATTAATTATACCCAATATAAAAAATGTAGGTCTTGGATTAAATAGTTCTATAGATAGAATTGGAGAATCATATGACCCAACCAATTTTCTTAAAACAAAAACATATGGGCAGGCTCCGGCTAATACAACTATAACTGTTAATTATTTAATAGGAGGTGGAATTGGTTCAAACGTTTCTCAAGGAGATTTAACTTCTATATCTGGAATTGTATTTGATGATAGTTCAGTTACTACATCTGATTTAGATGAAACAATATTAACATTTGTTAAGAATTCAGTAGCTGTAGAAAATGAAATACCCGCTAAAGGTGGTAGAGGAGTTGATACTATTGAAGAAATTAGAGAAAGTGCATTGGCGAACTTTGCATCTCAGAATAGAGCCGTAACTGCAAAAGATTATCAAGTTAGAGCATTAGCAATGCCTTCTAAGTTTGGTTCTATTGCTAAAGTATTTGCAATAGGTGATAATTCATTGAATTCCAATTCACCTGAAAGTATTTTAAACTCAACAGATAATTTAGATGAGTTTACTAATATCGTTAAAACTATTTCAACATATGCAATTTCTCAAGGAGGCAATTTACCTTCAACTACTGAAATTAAAGATATAGTAAGAAGTTTTGTTCAGAAAACAACTCAAAATACTGAACTAGTAAATCCATTTGCAATTAACTTATATACATTAGGATATGATTCTAATGGAAATCTAACTAATCTTAATAGAGCGGTTAAAGAGAATTTAAAAACCTATATAAATGAGTATAGAATGTTAACCGATGGTATTAATATAATAGATGGATTTATTATTAATATCGGTGTTAACTTTGAGATAACTACATATAAAAACTTTAATCAAAGAGAGATTGTTTTGACTTGTATAAATGAGTTAAAATCGTTCTTTGATGTAAACAATTGGCAGTTCAACCAACCAATTAATCTATCTGATATAGAATTAACACTTGCTATGGTAGAAGGTGTTGCATCTGTTCAAAGTGTAGAGATAGTTAATAAATGTGGTGGGATATATGCTAGAAATAGTTACGATATAAAAGCGGCAACAAAGAATAAGATTATCTATCCATCGTTAGACCCATCTGTCTTTGAAGTTAAGTTTCCTGATAAAGACATTAAAGGTAAAGCGATATAATGATATATTTTGTAACGGCATCAAAAGATGCATCTGTTTATAGTTTATATGTGAATAAAAACACAGGTTTAGATGAGATATTAACTATATCTAAACATTACTCACGCTTTGCGGAAAGAGATAATGCTAGAACATTTATTAATTTTGATATAGAAAATGTACCATCGTATGTAACAGCATCATCAGCTACATTACATTTAAAACTTACTCAACCTGAAGAGTTGGCAGTGAGCTATTCAGTATATGGATATGCGGTAACTGAAAGTTGGGATATGGGGAGAGGAACTTGGCCAGAAAATATTAATACAGATGGTATAAATTGGACCAACCAAAGCGGTGTAGATTACACAATAGAAACGGTTCAATCATTTACATATTTTGATTCCGATTTAAATATGGATATTAAACCAATATATGATTATTGGACAGGTTCAGCTAATTATGGAATTAGATTATCACATACATCATCTGCTGAAAGTTCTTCATTAGATTATGGTGTTCTTAAATATTATTCAAAGGAAACTAATACTATATTCCAACCCCTTCTTAAATTAGGATGGGATGATTCTCAATTTATAACTGGTTCTCTTACTGCTTTAACTGATTCACAAATTATAGTTAGAAGTAAAGAATTAAGAGATAATTATAGAGAGGGTAATAAAGTTAAAATAAAAATAATAGGAAGAAGTTTATATCCAACCAAAACTTTTACAAACGCTTTTTCATATAGTGATATTAAATATTTACCTCAAACTTCATATTATGGAGTTAGAGAAGAAATAACTAAAGTTAATGTAATAGATTTTTCGGATTACACAAAAATCAGTTGTGATGCGAATGGTAATTATATTAATTTAGATACTTCTAATTTCCCTAAGAATAGAGTTTATAGATTATTATTTAAGATAGTTAGAAATGGTATAAATGAATTTATTGAAGATGATTTAACCTTTATAATTAAGTAATGGAATTTGAATTAATTAAAAAATCTTTACAGGATAGTGGTTCTTTTGCCGCTAGGGATAAAAAATCGCCATACTTTGAAACATCTGTAAGTGATGCTAAAGGTGGGTTTGTATATGCTCCATCTAAAAAAAGAGTATATAATACCGATGAATTAAAAAAAGCAATTGATGTAACTGTTTTTGAATTGATACCTGAAGGTCAAGAAACTGAATTAGATTTAGTTCCTAGACCAGTTTATAATGATGTAACTCGTTCATTAGAATTAGCAAACGAAACAATTGCATCACAATCAGTTGAAATAGGAAATCTTGAATCGCAGGTATCGGAATTAACATCTATATCAGCATCATTGGATATTCAATTAGATAATGAGAGATTACTTAGAGTAACAGCTGAATCTAACTCAGAGCAACTTAGAAAGCAGTTTGCATTAGTAAATGATACATTGCAAACATCACTACAGCGTTCTGTTTTAGAAGGAATTGATAGAACCTCATTGCAAGCTAGAAATGAAGGTCAGACCGCAACGGTTCAATCTCTTACTAAACAAGTAGATAGCTTAACTCAACAATTGAATGGTAAAAATGCAAGATTAGCGGAAGGAGCTAAAGCAGGTGCAGATATAACTGCTAGAGTAGTAGAAAAATCTAATGCAACTTTAGCTGATTTATATTTTGATTATAAAAATAAAAGTGCATCTGGTACTTGGTTAAATGGCCCAACCGTTGAATTATTCAATACTACATTAGAGGATGTGACAGTGAATATAAAAATGAAAAATGCTAATTTAGTTTGGATTAATGGTCCATCTATAGTAACACTTAAGCCACAAGAAAAGGTAGATATAACACTTCAAGTAGATTATCCTAAATTCAACCGAATAAATAGTAAAGGAGAAAACTATGGAGGAAGTGTGGTATTTTCAACACCAAATGGAGAATTATCATTTACTGCTAATATGTGGAGACATAAAAAATAAAAATTATGGCACTAAGTAAATTTAAAAATATTGATGATGTATTAAAGAAGGGAACTTCATTAACTACAGAACTTAGTTCAACTGAATTTAAGTTAATAGATAAAGGATTTATACCAACACCATTTGATATAGGTAATAATGATGTATTAGAGTTTTTATTATACGATTCTAGTAATAATGTGTTAGAACAAAAAGATTATGGAAATGTTAGATACATACCATCTTCCGAAATTCAGGATTACATAATAAGAAGTGAAAATATTATAGATAAGGTATATGATGGAGGCGGATTTTTAATAGATGTAAAAAGGTTAGTTAAGGAAGCTGGGTACAATACCGGAATATTTAGAGTTCAATTTAACTTTGTAAATAACAGAGTGGGTAGTAATATAGAAATGGATAGAATGTGGATACATCAGATTTCACCATCTAGAAGTGA